AGGGATAACATCAATTAATCAAATCAAAGCATGAAGCACCATGATCATAGAAGTATCCGTGGATTTCCTCGTAAAACACAATATAACATTTGAGCAGTATGCTATGTGTTATATGTTACACGAGGATACGTATGAAATAGATTCAAGAGGAAGACGTGTTTATAAACAGTCTGGTCCCGCTATTGCGAATATGTATAATTATGCAAATAATGTTCGTAAATGGTCTAAGTCTGAGGTTCAAGACTTAGTTGATAAGAAAATTATCAAGCGGACTGGTAAATACGATTCTCCTGATCTATTAGAATTAGAAAAGTCTTTTGCGAAAGCACTATTTATACATATGTCTGACTTTGAGCAGTTGTTTGATTTATATCCTTCTCACTTGGATTTCGGTCCCGGAAGAGCAAAGGGTATATTGAAAGCCTGTAACAAAGAAGAAGTAGAGAAATCGTATAAGAGTGCTGTACGTACAAAAGCAAAACACAAATATATAATGGATATAACCCGCTGGGCAAAAGAACATAATATGCTCAACTTGTCTTTTGAGAAATATGTCAAAGGCAGGTATTGGGAAGTACTAAAAGACGATTACGAAAATCAAACTGCCATAGAAACAAAAGACCAAGAAATGCTTCTATGACAGATTCGTATGACGAACTCATCAAAGATATACAAAGTGGCCGTGAAGGTAAAAATAAATGGATTCCTTTCGGCTTTCGTAAACTTGATAGTTTTGCAGGTTTATCCAAGCGGTTCTACTATCTGATTGGTGGTGAATCTGGTACAGGTAAAACATCTCTTGTAGATCAAATGTTTGTACTGAATCCCTATCAATGGTATAGAATGAATCAAGACAAGACAGATGTACGTCTTCGTATTATCTATCGGTCTATGGAGCGATCTAAGAAGTTCAAGTTAGCGAAATGGGTAGCACAAAGATTGTGGACCCATTATCATATATTGGTAGATGTTCCAACCTTACTTGGTTGGGGTATGAATAAGCGTGTATTACCAGATGAAGTAATGGATAAAGTAATCGAGTGTAAGGATTATTTCGATGAGATGTTTGAAATAGTCAATATTACAGACGGTTCTGATAATCCCACTGGTATTTACAAGCAATGTATTAGTATATCTCTTACAGAAGGCAAGTTATTAAAGTCAGATGGAGATAGAATATACTTACATACAGATACCTCAATGAAAGGGAAAGAAATAAAAACCTTTTCTGGTCAGCATTATGAGACTACAAGTCAAGGTATTGTCAAATATTATGAAGTAATAAAGATATATGACAAGCAATATAAGATTTACCAATATGATACTAATTATTTCCCTGAACATGAAAACAGTCTTAATGTGCTTCTTATTGATCACATTGGCAAGTTACGACATGAAAGGGGATTTAATGATAAACAGACCTTGGACAAGGGCTCTGATTATTTTGGTGAGTTACGTGACATCTTCGGATGGACACCTGTTGTCATTTCACAGTTTAACAGAAATATATCCAGTATAGACAGACGTGTAAAAACAGATCTGTCACCTGAGAAACAAGATTTCAAAGGCACTGGTGATATCTATGAAGACTGTGATTTTGCAATGGGTTTGTTTAATCCCAGAGAAAACGGACTTGATGTATTCAAGAATTATAACCTGCATAAACTTACAAATAACAGGGGTTATAATCGTTTTCGTTCTATTCATATACTGAAAAATACATACGGTATAGACAATATAACAATGGGATTAAACTTCATTGGTGAATGTGGTTATTTCGATGAAATGCCACTTCCTAGTGAACTAGACGAAGCTATGTATTATAACTTAGCAAACCCTGCAGAGAACTTACGCTCCCAAGGGATAACCGTTAAAAACCTAATGGAATAAAACGAATGAGTGAACGTATAGCCATCATAGGTAATAGTGGTGAAGGTAAGTCTACGTCTATCAAGGACTTAGACCCAAAATCTACCGCTATTATAAATGTAATGGGTAAACCCCTTCCCTTTAAGGGTTGGAGAAAACATTACAAAACCATAGATCCAAAATCAAATACAGGAAACTATCACGTAACTGCAAATCCTGTACAGATAGTTAAAACTATGAAATATTTTTCTGATAACCGGGAAGATATTAAAGTGATAATTATCGACGATTTTCAGTATATTATGAGTACTGAATTTATGAATAGGGCCACCGAGAAAGGTTGGGAAAAATTCAATGAAATAGGACAAAATGCTTGGAATGTAATATATACAGCCGGCAATCTTCGAGATGATATAAAGGTAATCGTTCTGGCACATGATGAGCGAGTAGAAGAAAACTATGTGACCAGACGTAAAATTAAAACGATTGGGAAAATGCTAGACGACAAGGTAACTCTTGAAGGTCTATTCACAGTCGTTCTCTTTACAAAAGTCACTGTATCAGATGATGGAGAACCTAGTTTCCATTTCCTGACTACCATTGACGGACAATCACCAGCAAAATCTCCAATGGGTATGTTTGAGGATAAACTTATCCCAAATGACTTAGGCTTTGTGGTAAACAAAGTCGAAGAATACTACAACGGAGAATAATCTAAACAACAAAACACAGAGGAACAATGAGTAATATTGATCTAAACAACATCACAGAAGTAAAAGCAACACAAACACGTTCACAGTCTTATGACTTGAAGTACAACACACAATATAAAAGATTTAGCGTGTCTAAGTCTTTCTATACTGAAAACAATATGAGTGAGTATGGATTCAAGTTGTACCAAACAGTTGTAGATGGTGACCCTGTACTTCTGTTAGGGAAAGTGTCTAATGAAGAAGCATCTTTTTACCGCGGTAGAGAAGGTAAAGAGAAACTAAATATTTTCTTCAATAATGCATTTTCTCAATCATTGCTTGGGTTGACAAGCCTTAATGATGAATCAAATGCTTCTATCTCTATGAGACTTACACCAGTAGCTAACAATAATGACCTTGAATTATTTGAGGTAATTATTACTGCTATTGATGTAAAAGAAGAAGAAGCAGCAACACTAACCGCTTAATGAGATAAACTATGAAGTTTGGAACAAGTAAAGCAGAAATACAAGATTCAGGTAATGCAAGTTATCTGTCAATGCCCTACTTGGGTGAAGCACGATTAACTTCTGTTGTTGTAGAAGATATCGAGTCTAAGTCAGGTGATTTATTTCCTGATGTACTTAAATTTCAATTTAAGGTGCTTGGAGAAGATGTCGTAGGCAATGATGTCAAAGGACAGATTGTTGAAAAGGCAGAATTTCCACCAAGAGAAGATGATGACCAGAAGAAGATTACAAATAAAACTGGTCGCATTGGTTACATTATGAAGTACTTTATGCCTGAAGAGGATGTACTTATTAGTAACGCAAAATCTTGGCGTGAATTTGTAGATATTGTTATAAAACGCTTTGAAAAAAACAGTGGATATGTAGATATTCCTGTTAAACTCAAAGTAGTTGGCAATGTCTATAATGGAAAAGCCAATGTACAGATTCCTAATTACAAGGGTTTCTTACAAGGTGAAAGCTCTGATTCTGCTATCACATTCTCTAAGAATGAGTTATCATCAAACAGAGAGTATATTCAGGTACAAACTGTGCCTGATGATAATGTAGAAGTAGTTGCATCAGACCCTGATGACCTCTTCTAAATAACCTTAATTGGTTAGCCGGATAGCTTAATGGTAAAGCCCGAGATTTTAACTCGGAGATTGCAGGTTCGATTCCTGCTCCGGCGCTATACTCAGGTGGCGGAATTGGTTAGACGCAACTGTGATGACTTAGCTGTAAGGTGAATCTCCTAAACTATTAGCAGGGTTAATCAGTACACAGTCATCGTGCAGGTTCGAATCCTGCCCTGAGTACTATGCGGATCACTCAAATAAACGTTTGGTGAGGTAGTCAGCCGCAGAAAGTCCCGAAGGGATTGAGTCGAGGGATTCTCCCTTTGGGCAATTTTTTAACACAAACAAAAAATAACGAAAATGCTAAATTGGGTATAGGTAACGAGATGACTAAAGATGAAATAATACAAGGCAATGTAGTAATAGCTAACTACCTTAAACAACACGATTATGGAGACTATTATAATGTGGAAAAACACGAATACCCTGACCCAAGTTCATTTTATGAAAACGCAACAGATAGTGTTTACCACAAAAGCAATCTCCTTTACCATTACAGACAGGATTGGCTTGATGATGCTATTGAGGAAATACAAAAAACTGATAAAAACTTTACAGTTGAACGTAAAGGGGATATGATGGAAGCATTTAAGGCAGTGGTTGAGTGGATTCAGCATTACGCCTAACTAAAATATATCCGTAATAGTTAAAAAATAAATATTATGCAACAATTTACAATAAGAAGTGTGAGAGGTGGATATAAATTTGGAAACGGTCAACCTGATGTAATACTTCAATTACACTACAAACCAAAGTGGTTTCATCGTTTTATGATGAAGTTGTGTTTTGGTTTGTACTGGGTTGATAATGATGAAATTTAACAATTAAAATAAACCGAACAATGAAAACAAAATCCAGAGATTTCATCCAATGCAAAAACGGTAGTTATATTGCGAATAATGGCAGTATGGATTATCAGAAATTATTTAACTATATGGCAGAAGAACATGGTATTCCGTTATTCATAGATGAGATGGAAGAAATCGTGCGTATTGTTTTAGAAATGCACAATGAAAAGCCTAAAAAACATACAACGAAAACAGCAGTACAATTTTTTGAGAACGAATTAAGAAACCTTGCTTTTGATGAGAACCATCACCTTGAATTGGGTGATATTAGAATAACACAAGGTATGATTGATGAATTATCCCAAAGGATGCAAGAAATGGAAAAGGAACAGATTATGAACGCCTACAAAGAAGGATGTTCGGATTCCATATTAGATGAAAGCACGGATGAAATAAGGGCAAAAGAGTATTACAACGAAACCTACGGAGAACAACCAAAACACTACATATGTTATTGCGGTACTGGATATGATGAAATAGAATGCAATAGTTGCGGTCATAACGGGGTTTATGTAACTGAAGTATAGAGTTATTAACAATATCTATTGGTGCGGCGAACATACAACAGTGGACAACAATGTTAAAGATATTTATTTTGTCCAAAATGTGGATATTACAAACATATTAACATAAAACATCAATGATTAAAATTTACAAAGGTGATTGCTTAATCGAAAGTGATAAAATAG